GTCAAGGGAAACGGCAAGGCCGGGATACATGATTGAACAGCGGTGCCGCGGGCTATAGTATAGATTATCCCCCTTGCCCCCAAGAAATTGAACTACAGATTCAGGAAGTGAGGTAAAGAAAATGAAAAATATCAATGACATTATGGAACGCTTAACAAAACTGAAAGCAGAGAGCATACAGGACGGAAAACCATTTGGAAATAGTTCAGCAGACAAGGAAATTAAAGCCATTGATGAAGTGCTACAAGTTTTCGGTGTGAAATGGAATTATACATGGGATAAATCTGGCAAATGGATTGCAATTGTAAAATAATAAACCACTAAGGGGGTAAGAAAAATGAACGAGGAACGAAAAAACCATCTTCACAAACAAACGGTTGCGGAACACGCGTTCTTTTGGCCTGTAAGGACGATACAGGAGACTTTATCCGCTCAGAGGGTAATTTCACATCTAAAAAGAAAAAGCCAAAAACCCAGCATTCATGCGGATTATTAGCCTTTAAACAGCTGGTGCGAGCGACGGGACTTGAATCCTCGCAGCAGAAATTAACCGCACAAAAAAGGCTGTTTTTGAGGTCTTCTAATGGATATAAGCGTTTAATACCACAAAAAGGCCATAATTAATAATATAAGCCCCCAGAAATTCCCGGGGGCTGTCTTTCTATTATTCGCTTTTCTTAGGTTCGGTATAAGAAAGTGCCTGGCTGGAATCGCTTAGACCCTTGGTGGTAGGGTCATTCAACAGGTTCCATACAGATACCAGAACCGACACCACGATTACGGGGCTCTGGACGGCCTGTAAGAACACGTTTCCCACAGCCTGCCAGCTTGTCATATCCTCCCAATTGAAGCCCAGACAGGCCAGCATGGGCAAGAAAACAGACGCTGCAAGATTGAACCAGAACACAGGGTTTTTAAACCGTACCTTCCAGTTGATTTTCATTTCAGTTCCTCCCTTAACTCGTCGATTCGGCGATGAGCGCTTTTTGCGCTGTCCTCCACCTTATACATTCTTTCAATCAGGTTATTGTGCTTAGCTACTTTTTCTTCGAGCTTTTGAATCCGGTAGGTGGTCAGCCGACTGGAAACTAAAATGCCTCCCAGGCTCCCCACGATGGTTCCCAGCAGAGAAATGACGGAGACGATGATTTCTGTTGACATCAGCTCCACCGCCTTACTCGATTACAATCTGAAGCTTTCCGATGGGTTTGCCAAAAGCGCCCGCGTAGCCGTCCTGGCCGTTTCCGGTTTCATTGTCATATTGCCAGGAATAATAATTCCCACCCACAGGAGCGACCCTGTATTTGGCTTTCTTATACGGCCTGATGCTGGCCGGGGTGTAATAATACACTTCAACAGCATCAATCTCCAAACCGTTTCCCGCGTAGCCGTTTACAGCGTCGTTGATGTTGCAGCCGGTCACATAGGGAAGCCATCTGCCGCCTTTAATATGTACCCGATACTTTACGGAACCAGCGGAAACACGAACAGCCAGGTCTGTGACGGCTCCGGTAAATCCCGCGTAATCCTCAAGGTTTTTCACCTCGGGAAGCCAGCCGTCCGCCTTGGTTCTTACCCGGTAATATACGTCTACCGTTTTCGCTGGCTTGGGTGCGGGAGTTGGAGTGGGAGAGGGCGCGGGCTTATCTCCGTTTAAGTGAGCCTCCACCATCTTCAAAAACCTGTCCCAGCCCAGATCAAGGGTTCTGTGCGGGCAGTATTTTCCATTGTAGTCCTGGTGCTTGGTGACCTTGTCCATTCCCCAGCCATAGCGCTTTAAGATAGAAGAGATAAACTCAGCGGCGTTCTGCTCTGCCTTGGTGAACTTCTCGCCGCCTGACAGGGAATAGCAGATTTCCACGACGATCCCCTCCCGGTTGCCTTTGCCGTTTCCGTCTCCGCGTTCCAGGTGTTCCGGTTTTCCGGCACGCCCTGAACTACCTCCTGATCGTCCACGGCGTAATGAAAGAAACCTCATTGTCGTTACGAATCATATAGGCGATTTCATTCGCCGCCGGTGCGTCGTTGGCGGTGTTGTGAACCACTACCCTGGTAGGGGTCATAGCATAAGGACATTTGATGGAGTAACGGGAAGGGTCTGCTAAATTTTGAATGATTTTCATTTTGCTTCCTCCTTGTTTTCTAAAGCGGATAAACGCCGCTCTAAATTCTCAATTTGCTTTTGCTGCTTCTGCACCATGCAGATTAAAGGGGCAATAAATTCGCTGTAACGCAAAGCGTATACATATTCGCCCTCTACGGTTCGGGTTTTCAACTCTTTCCGTGTTACAGTTTTTTCCTCTCCGGTTTCCTCGTCTGTGACAGTCTCGGGAACGTCCTCGTAATAATCCTCTGTTTTTGGGGTCTTGATGAATCCGGCGAAATCCAAATCCGACATTCCGATCTGTGGAAGGAGCTCCTCGATATCCTGAGAGATCAACCCCCAGTGGGTTCTGCCGCTGGTGCCGTCGTTGAATTTAAAGGTGCTGGGTTTCAATCCCATAATGAGCTTTTCAGCCTGTTCCGGATCAATATCGGCAATTGTATTTTTCTCGTTTCGGTCAGAGGTGTTTATGGAACCTGTTTTGGCATAAACAACCGCCCACCTGTGAGAACCGTTTCCTAAATTAAGCGATCCGTCGCCCGCTTCCCTGAATACGCCTCCCTGTAAAACAACGCCGACAGCGGCGTTAGTGTCTACGCCTAATTGCAATGAAGTACCGTTTCCGTAAATTTGAGGGTATTGCGTTCCGGTGAGCTGAAGTCTGTTATTTATTGTAACATTGCCGCCATTGGATCCAATTACTTGTCTCCACGCCCCCCACACATCGCCGTAAGCCTGCCAGGTGCGCCAATACATCTTCGAACCGGTATAATTACAGAATACCTGTATTGAATTATCTTTCCGGTTAGCCATATATACAGTCATAATAAAAGCTTCTTTTGTTGGCATATTAGTGTTGTTTGTAACTTCCGCGTTAGAGGACTGCACATAGATGCCCGGATTTTTCAGGTTATTAAAATTAGTTCCGTTTTCAACTGTGGTGGTTTGAGCGAAAACATCTCCTGAGGTTATGTTGATATCGCTCGACAATGCTCTGCCGTTCACCTTGCGGGAGGTTGGCACCGCTCCTACATCAGAGGCGGTCAAAGAAATATTGGACGATAACGCCTTACCGTTCACGGTTCGCGTGGTGGGAACTGCTCCCACATCAGAGGCAGACGGCATTTGAGCCAGCTTGCCGGAACTGTTTAGGGTTGCTACACCATTAGCTGCACCTTTTTCATCATTTGGTATAGCTTTTTCGTCAATGTTAGCGAAAGCGGTATTAAAATCGTTCATTTGCGGCGGGTCAGAATATACCCATTGCGGTAAATCAAAATTTGGCGTTGTGGATTGATAGCTCATAGTGCTCCTCCTTTATAAAATGGCATGTCTGACGCTGAGCGTCATAGCAAATTCACCTTCCGGGTTATCCGGAGAACGGTCTATGTTAACGGCGGCTTGAAGAATCGGTTCGTTTTGTTGAGAGCCGTTATAATACATTTGCAGGCCGGATATTTTCTCCTGGAGTTGATCTGGCAGTAGATAATAAGTGGCTGTAACACTGGTTGAACTAACTTCAACAATATCTGCTGGCGGCAGATGAAAATTACTTGATGCATCTGTGGTGAAATATAAATCTGATACTAGATTAATTCCGGATAAATCCCCGGCAGCTCCCTGCCCTTGAATAAGCTTCAGCAGTTTTTGTTTCGCAAAAGGCGTTAAATAGTTTCCCAAGTAGTACCACCCCTTTATGAGTTCTTCAAAAACAACCCAAGACGGATATGCTTTTTCCCAGCCGCGCCAGTTTTTGATTGTGCTTTCGATTTCGCTCCATGTATTTACGTTGGCGGCTTTTTCAAACACAAGCCACGAAGGAAAGATTTCTTCCCAAACGGTCCAGCTGGGAGCGATTCCTTCTAACGTGCGCCAGTCCATCGGCTGCGTTTTAAACGCCATAATATAAGTTTGAATATTAATATCGTCGTTAATATACTGGCCGTCAGCATGCCGGGAGACTTCCGTCCATTTCGAACGTGATTTTTTTAGGCTGGAAAAATAGCGTTTTTGTTTTATCACGGTACGAAATGGTGGAAGCTTCTACCGAATATTCCCATATAGTTCCGCTGTCTTCAGACAAGATACTCTTAGCGGAAACAGAAGTCACCTGAAAATTTCCAAATGTATTAAAGTATGGAAGATCTACAGTCAGAAGCTGTCCCGCAGACCAGCCGGGAATTAATGTGGAAAATGAAATCGTAAAGGCTGGCTGCGCAGCACGCTGCAAAAATGTTTCCGCATTTAAAGCAGCGTCTGAAAAATCTACTATGGTTTCATCTTCGATCAGATATTCAATAATACCGGAGCCGCCTCTTTGGGCTTTGATTTTTTCTCTTAGGTCTCCATCAACCAGCCGCGAGTAGACCTGGATTAAAGGATATCCATTAACCTGGATATACCCGCCGTTTGAAAGATCAAGCCATTCGTAACCGTCTTTCATTTCAATTTCATATCCGCCATAACTCATTAACGCCTGTACCGTGTCGTCGTCATCGTCAATTCCGTTGAATCCAATTTTTACATTAGCCGGCACGGTTGAAGATGTAGCTCCGCTTTGAATTGCATTACTCATAGAGTACAGAGGATATTTGCATCTAACGATTTGAGGCGAGAGCCTTTCAAAGCGAAGTCCGGTTTCCCCGTTACTTTTGATTTGGAATTCCTGATATTGGCCTTTGCTTTGTCCGCCGACCACCCGGACAGCGGAATACATGGTAAAAGAATCGCGGGTGACATTTACGTTATAAACCGCTGAATCGGAATCAAGGCTGATCGGCGCGGTGCTTCGGTTGTAGGTATACCGCATATTGAAGACCTTATCCGGGGTGATTTCCCACCAAGCACCGCATACATCTGCCATTTGATCTATCACGGAGGAAACAATCTGCCCCCATAAGTAAGCCGGGCTGTTTAAGGTTATTCCAGTAAAATCATCAATTTCCCCGACGGTAATTCCTTCATTTTCCACTCTAACCGGAATAATGCCATAGAACTCGCCGAGAGATGCATCATACCAAGACTGGCCCGGTCTGTTCCCCATTAAAATCTGGGTAACGCTGGCGCCGGACGGAAACGTCATGTCGACAAAAACGCTGGCTATATAATCGGAGTTGTTCGTCAGGGTGAGATTATATATTTTGTAAGACAGATCCACGTTATCCAGGTTTTCTTGTTCAGCTTCCATAACAGTCCCGGCAAAGATTACATTGTCATTCTCAACTAATTGGATATAATCACAGGCGGCGATATCTTTTGAATCGGCCGGCATATAAATCCGCAGGGCAGATGAAGTTACATGGGCTTC